CAGTTTGGCTACTGTTTGTACTCCTGTTTCCTCCACTGGCATCTGGGTAAATATATATTTTATTGTAAGGGTATCTGGCTTTTATTTCTTGAGCAAGTGCATCTGTGTCATGAGCTTTAGTTATTTCGTCAAATATTAATAATTTTTGATCTTTTACAATTCCAACAACAGCGTTCATGTTTCCTATGTTGAAGTCAATACCAATACGTAATGGTTCTATCTGTATTTCTGGTTTTTCTGTAATTACGTTTTGTGACCTATCGAAGCGATCATAAACCTGACCAGTTGTAAGGTTTACAAACTCTCCATTAAGGTAGGCTTGCAGCATTGATGGATCATAATTAGAACGCATACGCTCTAAGAAGTCTGGGGGGAGGTGGGGATTATCCTCTGACCGCATTTTGATAAGCTGCCTATCGGTTCTCTCCTTTGCTTCATCAGTAGCAAACGTGTTATATAACCAGCGAAAGCCCTCTGGTGTTGAAGCTGCACAGAACTGTCTGACATTACCAGCCCTTAGTCGTCCAAGTATTTTAGGAAAAGCCCTGTTTGCAATAGATGGTGATACTACGTCTATTTCATCAACCAAGACATGAGATAAATTTAAACCTATTATTCTTGACCAGTTCTCGAACGATCTGCATAACAGCTTGGAATCACCCTCACGAAAGTGTATAAGATATTCGGGAAGTGGTGAAGCTCTAAAGGTATATGGTATCTCATATTGCTCAAGAAACTGTTCAAAGTCTGTTTGCCATATGTCTCTGATAAGTGGGGCAGTGGGTTCCATAACAGCCCCTATATAACCAATATTCTGTGCTGCTAGTTTTATTGCCATTGAACATAAAGCTCTAGTTTTACCAGCACCATAACCAGCAGATAAACCAACAATTTCTGATTGATTATCAAAGAACTGTTGTTGCGGTGGGTGTAAATCTGTTCTTATGCGATTCAGTAGTTCATCAGTATCAATGTCAATGCTGTGACTGCCTATATGATCTAATACAGAACCTTCTCTTGAAAGTATGCTCAAGACATCACCTGTGCTACTTTTGCCATTGAGTTTATGCAACCTAAAGCAACAGATAATTGACCACCTTTTCTTGCCTCTTTTGCCAGTGATGCATATTGAGCTAAAACTTCAGCCGTAAATTGTCTTCTATCAATATCAAAGTCTTTTTTTAAGATTAGTGTTGCCTCTTGAATATATCTATCAATAGACCTTTGAGTAACACCCCATTCACTTGATGCAAATTGACTTATTTCTGATCTGACAGTACCAACAGACAAAAGTTTTGCAACTTTGTTCACTCTAAACTCATGCTCATTCTTGCTTGTTCTGCCGTTAGCCACTATAGGAATATGGTTTTTATTAGTCTAAATGTAGCTTGAATTGTTAGTTTTTGTCGATTTTTTATTTTGTTTTATATTTGGCAAGACGTTGTAATTTCTCAGAATATTTACTCCAAGTTATTTCTGAAAGTGTTGGATATGAGCAATCAGAATATAAATATATTATTTTTGTATCTTTTGTAATTTTAAAGTTATCTTTTTGTTCCCAATAATCATAATGATAAAGTAACTTCATTTGAGTAATATTTAATCTTTTTATTCGTGAATTTTTAGGAACATCTTCATATTTAGCCCATTTATTATTGCTTGTATCAAAATTAAAAGGTTTATATTGTCTATTCAACACTATCCAACCACCTATGTCATCTTCCATCTTTTGCAAACAATATGGTAGTAGTTGATAAGCAAACTCATTCATTGTTCTGTCTTTAAAGTATTTATTTGATTTTTACAAGTTTGAACGTAAGCTTCTTGATACTTTTGTAGTTCTATTAACACCTCTTGTAGGTTATCAATAGTTGTGATTGCAAGCTCTTCTTGTTTTTTTATTTCTTCTAATTTAGGTTTACGTCCTAAATGATAATTCCAAGAATGAAAAGTTTCTTTCCAGTATTCAAGAATTTTGTTTTGAGTTTCTAAACAATTAAGACATTCAAAAGTATAAGCATTTAACTCATTAATAGTCATATTTTTAATTTTTTTTTGTTTCATAGTTTTTCCAGTAAGAAATAAGTTTTTTAAGTTGAATAATCCTTTGCTTAGCAGCGGCAATTTTTTCATCAATAGTCATTTATTAGCTTTATTGTAGTTTTTTAAATTTTTTGCGTATTCTTTTGCAAGTTTAGATCCATTAAATTCTTTCTCCTTACCAAATGAACAACAATTTGCTTGTGGTTCAAAAATATCGTCAAAGGCTTGTACTAAATCTCCAATCAAATCTTGTTCTTGATCTCCGTAAACACTATCACCATATCTTCTTTTGTGGTTAAGTTGGAAAATCCAATCCAACATTTGTGCTGTGCTGTTTATTCTTTCAAGGTCAACTTCATAAGCCCAACCACCTTTTTTTGTTTGCAATTCCAGTACAAGATTTGTTGACCTAAAAATCCAATATCCCCATTGTTTTCTAACAGGCCACTTATATTCGTGAAGTTCTTTAAAGTTGCAACCTTTTGAATATTTTAAATGAAATTTATGTTCTTCTTCATTTTTTGCACAGATAGCAGATTTGTAGGTTTTCATAATGATTTCATGGTAAAAGTTCTTAACTGATCCTTAACTTTTTGCACTTCTGGCGGCAAGTTATTTTTGTTTTGCTTAATGTTTTTAGCAATAATTTTATTCATAAGCTTTTGAGTGTCAGCCCAGCCTTTTTTTCTGATGTTGTGTATGTCTCTTGCAACATCTATGGGAATTTCGACTCCAAGCTTATTTCTAATCTCACCAGTCTCAGTTCTAAACCCATGAGAGATAATAGAGCCGTCTATGTCGTAAGTTGTATTTGCTTTTTGACAATGACAGATTAGAGCTAAATCAGAACCAGTGGATCTTCTGCCGTCCTCCAGTATGTCGTAGTCAGGGTAATGATTGTTTACAAGCCCGTCTGAATTGTGGACTATTCCAGTGTCGTTACAGGCAAAACATTCGTAGTCGGGAATGCTGAATGTAACTTCCCTGTCTATAGCTGCACGTTTATAGTTTTTCATACTATCTCCAGTATTTATTGCAAGTTTCTTTTGAAACCTTTTGCGATAAACCTTCAATCAAAGGTATTAAATAATTACCTTTTTTACTTTCATACAAAACTTTGTTTTTATATTCTTCAGACAAATAATAATCTGTAAAACTAATAGGTCTAATAGATTTGCTTTTCATGGGGTGTTTTAAAAAGGGGTGTTTTTAGGTTTTTTAAATGTAGCTGTTTTCTTTACAGATGGCAACTCTAAGTACTGTTCATACTGGCCGTTTTTAATCCATCTGAAACAATCTGGAAACAATGGAGTGAAGTTATCAG